TTTGAACCTGCGGGGTCGATAACGTGATACCTTGTGACGTTGCGAGTTGGAATCTTCTCAGGCTCCACCACGTTAACCACCTTGTTGAATTTGGGAAACTTGGTGGCGTGTGACTTCATCGGCACACCGTATGCACGAATCAGAATCTCTTCCCGTGTCCTACCTTTCAGCGTCTCCTTGATGCGCTCGTATCCACCGAAAGCATTGTCCTGCGAATGAAAGTAATGCACGGACGCATTCAGCTTCTTGGACTTCTGGACATACGGAACAAGCTCGCCATTCAGCAATTCCGCCTCCCTGCTTTCAATGGTTGTTGCGCCGTCCAGATATTCCTTGATAACCTCAGTCCACCCGTCGATAGGCGTGAACGTGACAAGCATCTTGGAATTACGGGTAGCTAGACGGAAACGAAGAGTGTTTATCAGTTCGGGGCCGAGAAGGTATTCATCCAGCCATACCCCGATATTGTGCCAGACAGGATTCCTAGAACCAAGCTCCGCGCCTTCCAGAATCGTGGGGTTGTTCTGATACTGGGAATACGTCTTGAAAATAATCTGTGAACCGTTCGGGAGGATTAGCGACGAATCAGTAAATCCGGTTTTCTTCTTGTAGGAAATGTAGGCGTTTGCGCTAGTAAACTTGGTCTTTAGATACTCAGGAAGCCAAGCCCACACCGCGCTTTGTTGCTGGCGGATGGACACCTCGGACGTTTGGGCAAAGCAGAATATCTCAGAGTTGGGATTCTCCACCGCAGCACGGACAACGGAGAATGCACCCCACTGAGTTTTCCCGCTGCGATTTCCGCCAAGTGCAAGGATTTCGTTTACTTCGTGAAGCTGCTCTTCGGCTTTCGTCCAGTGGGGCAGTCGGAAACCATACTCATACGGGTCTTTCTCCGCGTTTTCTATCGCTTCGTGGTAAATGCGATGGATGGACAACACCTCTTCCGGTGTCATTTCGACTAGCTCCTCGTCCGTTGGCGGTGTGAGGATTTGATGCGCTCTCCAAATCATACGACTTCTGCTTCGATTACCTTGCCCTTGGCGATGCGCGACCTTGCTTCATTGATAAGGTTAGCGGCGTCATCAAGACTCGCGCCCTTGCGATGCTCCACAACGGTAGTCGCCATGCCGGTAAGCTGTGCGGCCTTGTCCGTGAGGATACCAACCGTGATTGCCAGCTTCTCAGGGGAAATCTTGGCAAGGCTGTCAGGATCGTCAAATAGCTGCGTAGCGCGCTCAAATAGCAAATCGGTGTATTCCTGCGCGGCGATAGCGTAGCGCATAGAGAACTCCTTTCGTTTCGTCTCCAACGTGTCGGTGTGCCGCCATTCCAAGCTGCGGATAACGTCCCGGCTAAGGCTTGTTCTTTGGGATATTTCGCTAATCCTCGCCCCTTGGGAGAGCATGAATAACGCTAACGCCGCCTTGTTTGGTGCGTAATGTTCGACGTTGTTGCGGTGAAGTGACTTCGCCCGCTCCTTCACCTCCATGAACCACTCGCTCTTGTCGGGGCGGTCGTCGTAGTAGTTTTCTTGTAGCTTCTGGAGTTGTTCTTCAATCATGGGCGTTGGCTTGCGGAGATTAAACGCTAGTTTGAATCCACTTCCAAGCCTTCTTTTTCCTCAAATTCCTTCACGGCTCGTTGCAGTTCTGCGGAAAACTCTGGATCGCTTGATGCTTGGTTGGCGAGTGCTGTTAATCCCTGCCTTGTGAGAAACGCATTTTTATACATTTTGAGGTAAGCGTCATTGACTTCTCCCGGCAATGCGTTTCTAGCAAGAGCGGATTTTAGCCCGTATCGGTCACTTCCAGTCGTAAGCATTGCAGCAAGATAACGGTTTCTTGCCTTGGAAATAATTGGAGTAATCGGAAGAATGTAAGTGCCGCCTGTTGGACTACCAATAAGCCTTCCGTTAAATCCTTTTGCGGTTACATCCGCTATTGTGGCTCCCTCGTAAACCTTCGCCAAATCGTAAAAGAACTGAGCGTCTTTTTGCCCAAGAACAGTTTCCACTTTCTGCGCGAACTGAGACTTTCCAGTTGGCGATTCCCAATCAGCAAGAAACTTCTTAGCGTCAAATAGCTGGGTGTATGGCGCACCTGCGGAAAACTCACCGCCGGGATATTCATCAAGCAGGTTCCTCACAAAATCACCTTTAAATAGGTTCCGTGATTCTGGCGATGTTTGACTGAGTTTTGCCATTACTGACTTGGTTTCGCCAATCGTGTTTGACCTTGAAAAGATTGACTTGGAAAGTAAATCGGGGTCGATGTTTTCAAAGTTGCCTTTCTTCGCCGCCTTGAATATCGAGGATGCAACTAACTCCTGCTCTTGTTTTCCCAACGCATTCCTTTTGATGATTCCGCTTGCAACTTCATCCCGTGCGTCTTTACTGAGAGCGGACGATAATGTATTTAAGTCGGTAAGCGTCATGTCTGGAACACTAGCCGATTTCAAAACTCTCAGCTTCTCATTCATGCTATCCAGCCCCCTAGCGGCAGCGGCGGATTTGTTGCCATACAATGAATCAAGCATCCCTTGGTCATAATTCAGGCGAGTCACTCCTTTTGGGCTACCCATGCCTAAATCGTTGAGATACTGCAAGCGCATCATCTCTTGAAGTCGATTAGCCGCACCAGCTTGTGCGGGATCAGCAACCTCAAGCTCTCTAACGGCTTGTAAAACCCTGTTTATCGTTGCAGGCTCTTTCATCACCGAGCTAACAATGTCCCTCGGTGTCTTGGCTTGCTCGCCAACGGCTTCCCTCAAGATTCCGCCAAGCGTATTCCCTTCAAACGCCGCCCTTGCTGCCACCTTTTCAGTAGCAAGTTGAAACTCGTCGCCAAGGTTGCTAATCGTTCCATCGGGATTGGCTGCATTAAATCGGCTGTAAATATCCCTTCTGAGTTTTGACAACTCAGCCGAAACTCCAGCACCAAAAGCGTCCTTGGTTGTGCCGCCTACTGCGTTGTCAGGACGAGCATCATTAAATGCACGAATGTAAGCGTCAAAAGCCCTGAAATCCAATTTATCATTATTCCTAATGGATTCAATCTGATTGGAGAGATTGCGTATTGCTTCTGGGTCTTTTTCCCCGTCTATTCTTTTTTGAATTGATGCTATTTTGTTTTCATCCACCGCCAAAGCACGAAGTCTATTTTCAACGCTTTTAACTGCCGATTCGTCAAACGCTCCGCCGATATTTACTTTGCCTTTAATTCTTGGCAGAATGCCCAACAATTCCTTTGCGCTTATGTTAAATCCGGCGCGATCCGCCACATCAGCCAATACACCATACTGGTCATTCCTTGACTTGCTCGCTTGTGTTTCCGCCGCCTCAATCGTGTTCCTGAAAATGCCGCCAAGCTCATCCACGTTTGTTTTTGCCCGTGGCTTGAGAATCTTGCTAACGGCATCCTCAATCGCAAATGCGGATTTATTGTTTGTTCTGGCAATGCTATTCGCCAAAGCTCGCCTTTGTCCCTCTTGATTTACGGCAATAGCGGAGAAATCGTTAGGAGTAAGCGGAACATCTTTAAGCCTATTCTCAAAAAGCGTTCTTATGCTCTCTTGTGCTTTCCGCTTGCTGGCTGCTATGCCAGATTTTGGAAACTGCCCAGACAACTCCTGCCCCGCCTCAAGACCTTGGCGGCCAAACTGCGCCCCTGCCGGAACTGCGGTATTTGGAAGTCCAAGCCGCCTAACAGAATCTTGATATGTCTTTAGAAACTCATTCTGAAACATGCTTGGCATCCTCGCAGCCCTAGCCATTGGAATAGCTACATCACTAACACCGCCAAGAGCCATTCCAATACCTGCTTGTAATCCGCGCCGACTAACATCCTCTCCAAATTGTTGAGGCATTCCAAGCGCAGCCCGTGTTATTGCATCAGCAGCAGTTCCAAGCGCAAGTTCTGTTCCGCCAGCTGCAAGAGTTGCGGAGACCGGACTTTTTGTAGCGATTGCGGTTCCTATTCCGGCTGCGGCAGATCCAAGCACAATCGGAGCTTCAACAGCAAGCATCCCCGCCCCGCCAGCAATGCCCTTATCAAGAGTCGTAAAGCTTGTGCCGTCTTGGTTCTTTATCAGATACTCAGTTTGTCCACCTACATCAATCGGAACAATGTTTGCATTTGGATAGGTTCTTTTAAGATACTCAAGCTCTGATTCAGGAGTTGGCAATGCACCAACGCCAGCCCGAACGCCAGCCGGAAGTTGTTCAGCAGCCATGCCGCCTTCCCTGACTGGAGCCTTGTAAATTTGAGCAACAAGCTCACGTTTTCTTTGCCTGTCTTCTTTTATTGTTGGATAATTTACAGCTTCTGGAGATGCTGCTCCGGGCATACTTCCAGGCATTAAACCATAAGGAGAGTATCCCATTGGTGGAGGCGCAACACGCGGAGTCCTAAGCTCCTCTCCTAGTTTGCTAATACGTTCTCGCTCTGGCTTGGCTTCTTGCTCTTGAATTGTGGAATACTCTCCTTGTAAGAATTCCTCGCGCTCCTTAATGATTCTCAGTTTCCCAATCAAATTATCATATCTTGCTGCATCACCGGAAGCTTTAGCATCACGGAGATTTTGAGCAATGGCCTGATTTGTCCGATTGATCTTTATGAACTCGGATTCAATCTCAGTTTTTTTCTTGGCTATTTCACTCATTCGATTCCAAATTCCTTGTAAATGTCATTTGATCCGGTTCCCGTTCCTTTAGTGGAAACAATCGGCTTTCTTGTTCTAACAACTCCTCTGTCATCAAGATATTCGGATGGAGCGTTCGCCATTGCTTCGTCAAACTGAGATTTTGTAATTCCTCCCTTGTCCAGTTTTTGTTCCAACACTCTTTCTGAACCGTAAATTACATCATGCTGGAGGTTTTTCAGCCTAACAAGTTCTCTCTTGAATGACTCAGAGCTTTGAGCGTTGCTAAGTGCTGTTGCCGATGAGCGCAAGAGTCCGGTATCTTTATCCGATACGTTGCCAAGAGAAGCACCAGTAGGGTTGTTGTTCCTCATGGCTTGAAGATTCTCAAGTGTAAGTGTCGCAATAACACGGTCAATTATCTCCTTGTTTTGCGCTTGTTCGCTAGCTGGAATCTGCTCGGCAACCATACGACCTACTGCACCGGGAATACCTGGAGTCATAGTCTGCATTCTATCCTCAAGCAAGTTAAGGTCTTGAGTAAGTGACATTGCCTTATCAACTTTGCTATCCTCGGCGCGTTGGGCTTTCTCATCCTTGACTCCAGCTCCTTGAACCATCTTGAATCCGCCTCTGCCATCCGATTCGATTATCATGCCGGATGGAGGTCTGACTGGGAAGAACTTTCCGGTTGCTGTATCAACCTGTCCATTTACACCATAAAGCGCGACTTCTTCGGGTGTAGCGGGGCGGAAGGATTGAATTGTCGCATCTTTGACAATAATCGGAGTAGCACCAGGAGGGAGATTAGGCAATGCTCCTGACATGCCAATAGGAAGCCCGTCAACTTTTGGAATTGCTGTTGTCATCGGTGTTCCCGCTGGCATCGGTGACACGTTGGAAACATCGCTACGTCCTCCCGTAAGTTCTGTTGCGGCAGCTATCGCGGCAGAGTCAATACGAGGGGGGAGAACCATTGCTTCGGCTGGAGTTCCGTAATCGGGGAATGTGCCATCTCCCGGCATGGCCGTTTGATCCGCCGTTGGCATCGGAAGATTCAACCCAGCGTCAATCATATCCGCCGATTGAAATCCTTGACCAACGATTGATCCATCAAGCCTGCGTGTTTCTCCAGTTGCAGGATTGAAGGTTATCGGGACTTTGTATGCTTTCCCGTCTATGGTTTCGGAGATTTCACCTTGCTGGAGATTTACAGCCCTTTGGGATGGCGCATTATCAGCCATGAATTGAGCTTCACGAATACCAAGCTCTCTTTCCTTTAATCCAATATCTTGACGGTTGCGAACCTCATTGATACCAAGGTTGAGAATGTCAGCAATAGCGTCTGCTTCCGCAGTCCTTTGACTGAGTGGAATCTCCTTGTCATTCAGGATATTCAAAGAGCCTTGGATTGTTGGCTGGAGTTCAGGAATCAAATCTCCGATGGCTTTGGCTACGCTTAAAGACTTCTGAACCCTCTTTTCATCTTCGGCTTGCTTCTTGAAATAATCCCCAACTTCACTAATCGCACCGCCGATACTCGCCCCAAGGTTAGCAACACCCTGTGCTTGCGTAGCGGCAGCATTAGCCATCCCGCTGTAATCCAGCTTGAATGACTCAGGGTTGATCCCTGAACCTAGCATCTGTCCTCTTCCGTAAGTTGCCATATTATTTGATTACTTAAACAGTCCTCCTATTACGCTTCCTCCAATGCTGCCAAGCGCACCCATGAATCCAGAACTACGGGATGCCTGCGCCTGTGCGTTAGCCGTAGCTGCCGCAAGTTGATTAGAACGCTGTGCCGCACCAAGGTTAAGCCCCACGGAAGTGTCAAACAACTGAGGTGTTCCCGATCCAATCGCGCCAAGTCCGGTGTTGATGAACTGCTGGCCTTGCTGATACGACAATGGGGCGGAACTCAGAAGATTGAGACCAGGTTGAGTGTAGAACCCCTGCGCCACATTGTAGGCGTTCTGCCCTGCCTGTGCAGCCTCGGCACGTTTACGGGCGAATACATCCTCACGCCCCATTACCTCGGAGGCAATCGCGGCGTTTCCACCAAGACGGCCAGCCGCAGAAGCAGCTTCACGCGCTGTCTGTTGGTATCCGCGTTGTTCTTCTGGGCTGATTCTTTGAGAGGCGGCTAATGCCCTTTGTGCCTCAGTGTTGAAGCCTTGCACCACGCCAGCTTGTTCCGGCGACAATGCTTGCATCAATCCACGGGTAAGACCTGCTTGTCCGGTCATCTGACCAAGTTCTGCTCCGCGAGCCTCACCTAACCCCATGCCAGCTTGTTGCGCTGCTTGATTGCTAAGGCCAAAGATTCCTTGTTGTCCACCTGCTCCGCTGAGGAAAGACTGAATATCTCCAAGGTTTAGCCCTTGGAACTGCGGACGAAATTGCTGTTCCTGCGACAATATCTGAGGCAGCGAAGCCGACATACCGGAAACGTATTTCTGAATGTCTCCTCCAATGTCCATTTCCGGTGCGCGGATTTTTTTAGGTTTGCTAAACAGTCCCATGTTTTTATTGTTTTAAAGATTAAGCGCGATTGCTAGGTGGGGGTTCACTCGTAGATAATGTTGATAACTCCAGCGTCGAATGTATCTGTGCCGTTTACCGTTGTGATTCGAATTTGATCCAGAACCCCAGACAATGTTAAATTGCCACCGCTAAGAAAGCTGCCACCAACCATTAGTCCTAATGCCCCAGAGCTTACCCATGAGTTTCCAGACATGTTTGCAATAGTTATTAGCCCACTTTTCAAATATGCGGCAGTGTCATTACTGGTGATTAAAAACCCATTTGTTGCAGAGGTAGATGATGCGCTTGCCGCTCCAATTAAAGATGCTCCACTTGCATATCCAGTTGTTACAATAGAACCAGAACCAATTTGAATCAATAAACTGCTAGTGCCACTTGTTGACACGGAAGAAAACATTACTGAAATTTTCTTAACCCAGCTTGGAATTGATGTAAAATTGATACTTGTCCCACTTGTGCTGTTTTGTGCAGTTGCGCGAGTTAATGGTTGAGACAGCTTTGCTGGCGTT